CTCAAGTGTAGCTCAAGAGCATGATCTTACGCTTTCAACTATTACTACAGGTCAACCTACAGTAGGTTCCTCAAGTGTAGCTCAAGAGCATGATCTTACGCTTTCAACTATTACTACAGGCCAACCTACAATAGGTTCTTCAAGTGTAGCTCAAGAGCATGATCTTACGCTTTCAGCTATTACTACAGGCCAACCTACAATAGGTTCTTCAAGTGTAGCTCAAGAGCATGATCTTACGCTTTCAGCTATTACTACAGGCCAACCTGCAGTAGGTTCCTCAAGTGTAACTCAAGAACATGATCTTACGCTTTCATCTATTACAACTGGCGCTCCTATTGTCCTTAGCATTACGATGTCAGAGCGTGAAACCCTTAATGCTGACCCTATTTCCACTGGAACCCCCTCGGTTGGTTCATCAAGCCTTGATCAAGATCACGACCTGTCGATTGATGGTATAACCACTGGTCAGCCTGTTTTAGGATCAGAGGTTTTAGTTCAGATACACAACCTGACAGCCAACAACATCAACACAGAGCCAGCTACTGTACAAGTATCAAGCATCGGTCAGAATCACGTTATTTCCATTGATGGTATAACCACTGGTCAACCTTCTGTCCCATCTATATCAGCGTTTGAAGATGAAACTTTAGTTGGCGATAATATAACCACTGGTCAGCCCTCTGTTTCCACTACAGTCATGGTTGAGACACACATCTTTGCTGGCGTAGGGATTACAACTGGCGTCCCTGTTGTTGGTCAATCTGCAATTAACGGGTCTGAAAGGCGAGTGGTATCAGTTACAGCTAATTCAGATAACATTGCTACATTATCTAAAGCAGAAAACACCGCTAAGTTTAACAATAGTCAAAATAGGGCAGCGTAATGGCATTTATAATTAAACAGAATGACACATCCCCCTCCCTTGAGGCAACACTGTCAGATGCTAATCTTGTCCCTGTGGACATTACCGCTGCTACTGTGATGCTTCATATGAAGGCTATTGGAGGAGTTGTAGTTCTTGATCAACAGATGACAATCACTAATTCCACTGGTGGTGTTGTTCAATATGATTGGCAGACGGGTGATACCTCTGACGTTGGTACATACTACGTTGAGTTTGAGGTTACATACTCAGATAGCAGCATCGAAACCTTCCCCAATACTGGTAACTTACCTTTGGTCATTACAAGAGAGTTAAACTAATGGGAACTTTGTTAAAGAATATAGAAGGTAAAATCCTTAAGGCTGACGATGAACAACGTATGGTCTATGGGTGGGCTTCTGTAGTTACAGAAAATGGTGAAGCTGTAGTAGATCGTCAAGGTGACGTAATCGAAGTCGGCACACTTGTTAAAGCTGTTAATGAATTTATGGAGCATGTGCGGGTCGGCAAGGCTATGCACGTTGGAGATCAAGTGGGTGTCGTTGTACATTCCCTTCCTATCACTAAAGAAATTGGTGATGCTCTTGGTATCCAGTCTGATCGTGAAGGGTGGGTTGTCGCTTACAAAGTATTCGATGATGATGTCTGGGCTATGGTCAAATCTGGTGAACTCGCTGCGTTCTCTATAGGTGGACGTGCTATTAAGGAGGAAATCTAACTTGCCTAATCTCCTGAAAAACTTGCACCTTGAAGAACTTTCCCTTGTGGATCGTCCTGCCAATGCTCAGGCAATGGTTAGCCTCTTCAAGCGTGACAATTCCAATGAGGAAATTACTAAAATGAGTGAAGAAATGGAAGCCAAAGTTAAGGCGTACATGGAAGACAAAGGCTGTGGTCGTGGTGAAGCTATGAAAGCTCTTAACTACGACATGGGCATGGAAAAGGCTGATGAAGCTGTGGAAGAGGTTGCTGAGAAAGCTGCCCCTGAAGTTGAAGCTGTAGAAGCCCCTGAAGTTGACGTTGAGGCCCTTAAAGCTGACGTTGAACGTCTTTCTGAGGAAAACCAACATCTCCGCAAAGGTCTTATCGACAATGGGTACGTTATTCGTGCTGATTCGATTGAGAAGAAGGCGGAAGAGGAAATGATGGACATCAGCGGTGAGATGGTTGCTAAAAGCGACATCCCAGCCCCAGTCCTGAAAGCACTTGAGGCTGCTGAAGTAGCCAAGCGCGAACATGAACTAGAGAAAGCTGACCTTGCGTTGACTAAGAGTGCAGATGAAGTTCTGCCACACTTTGAAGCTGGTGCAGCTAAGACACTTCTGAAGTCATTCTCAGAAGATGAAGCAATTATGGTGATGTTGAAGGCCGCTGATGCAGCTTTTGCAGCTTCCATGCAAGAATTTGGTAAGTCCGATGTAGATGGCGAGTTCGCTACCTCTGCCGATAAACTGGATGCTCTCGTAAAGTCCTACATGGACGATAACCAACTGAAAAAGAGTGAGTTCGCCAAGGCTTATGCTGCTGTAGCTAAGACCGATGAAGGCAGGGCACTCATCAATAAATCCTATAAAGGGGAATAATCATGGCTGTTATGCAATCACGCGACAACCGCACTTTTATCGCTGGGGAAGACCTTTCCGCAGCACAATTCAAATTCGTAACTCTTGAAGCAGATGGTCAAGTTGACCTTGCTGACTCTGCTGGTGAAAACGCTATGGGCGTATGTCTTGCTGGCTCTACCGCTGGTAACGCTGTAACCGTATGTGTTTCTGGCTCCGTAATGGTAACTGCTGGTGGAACTATTACCTCTGGTGATGCTTTGCAAACAGATGCCGCTGGTGACGCACTTCTCGCTGCAACTGGTGATGTAATACTTGGATACGCCCGTGAATCTGGTGTAGACGGTCAAGTCATCGAAATGGAAATGATCCAAGGTGGCAACGTAGCAGCCTAACCCAGCATTTAAAGGAATAACATAATGCCTCTATTAACTCCCTCACAAGTACATATCGACCAGCCGTTGTCTAACTTGACGCTGGCATTTGTACAAGACCAAGCTAGTTTTGTAGCTGACAAAGTGTTCCCTACTGTAGGTGTTGCACGTCAGTCTGACAAATACTACATCTATGACCGTGCGAACATGAATCGCTCAGGTGATGTTAAGAAACTAGCTCCACGTACCGAAGTAAATCGTATTGGTATGGCAATCTCCAACTCCTCATACTATGCAGACGTTTATGGTCTTGGCATGGACTTCGATGAGCAAACTCTTGCTAACGAAGATGCAATGTTGGAAATTCGCTCTGCTGGCGCACAGACATTGACAACTCGCTTGTTGATCCATCGTGAAAAGCAGTTTGCTGACACGTTCTTCCAATCTGGTGTCTGGACAACAGATGCTGCTGGTGCAGCTAATGGTGTTGGTACTCCAGTCTACTGGAACGACTACACTAACTCAACACCAATCTCAGACGTTACTGTTGGTGCTCGTACTATGCAGTTGACTTCTGGCGGCTTCAAACCAAACACAATGGTTGTTGGTAAAGAAGTTCGTGACATCTTGGTTAACCACCCAGATATCCTTGCACGTTTGAATGGTGGTTCTACCATCAACAACCCTGCATTGATAACAGACGGTAAACTGGCAGAAATCTTTGGCGTAGAGAACTTCTTCGTCATGGAAGCTGTAGAGAACACTGCTGCTGAAGGTCTGGCAGAATCTTCTGCCTTTATCGGTGGTAAAAACGCTCTGTTGGTACACGCACCCCGTGGCGCTGGTCTAATGACCCCTGCTGCTGGTTTGACATTCGCATGGAACTCAATTCCCGGCGTAAACAACCTCGGTATTACTGTTGAATCATACTCTGACGATGCTCTTAAGCGTCAACAGGTTGCAGAACATATCCAAGTTAAAATGTCCTATGACATGAAAGTCACAGGCGCTGACTTAGGTTACTTCTTCTCAGCAATCGTACAGTAAGTCTAGCTTACTACACTAACGGGAAACCCTGAGCTTAGGCTTGGGGTTTCACCCAACTATAATAGAACATAACAGTATTCATATAATGGAGAGTCCCTATGCACCCCACATACTTGGGTTGGCAGGTCGATTGGCCTGTCTTTATTAAAATACCTCTTTCTGCCAATGGCAAGAATTGGAAACGTGGAGATCATTTTAACTGGTTAGAACGAAGCCTAGAGCAAGATAAAGTAGCTTCGCTGTACGTCTCTGGTTATTTGTATCACAATGTAGAATTAGAAGTTCAGACTAAAGTTGGAGATCGACTGTCTGAACTAGCTGGCAAGGAACTAGAAAGCCTAGTGAACCTGCTAAACGTAGAGGTTAAGAGTAGAACCTCTAGTAGTTCAGAGTTTGAAGCTAAGAAGTGTAAGAAGTCTAGGGTTGACGACAAACAACGTGGCCTTATCAGACGCTTCCTTAATGCTAATCGCTGGATTACGGAAGACTTCTACGACATACGAGATAAGGTTCTCGCAGAGTAATAACAACGGAGACGACTTACATGGCATGGTCTTACGATCCTACAGACTTAGACACCACCACGGCCTCAGGTCGTCTCAACACAGTACGTCTGTTAGTTGGAGATACCGATACGGTTGACCAACAGGTTCAGAACGAAGAGATTACTTTTGCACTGGGTGAGAACGGTAATAACGTATATTACTCTGGAGCTTGGGTTGCTCGTGTCATTGCCTCTAAATACTCCCGACAGGTAACGACACAAATAAGTGGTGCCTTGAGTGCTGACTACTCAGACCTAGCCAAGCAGTACAAGACACTAGCAGATAACCTAGAGTACCAAGGTAAGACCGCAGGTGCTTCGGTGGGTGTCCTAGCCGGAGGTATCACGAAGAGTACCGTTGAGGCTGTACGGGCTAATACTAACCGTATCGAAGGCTCCTTCCGCAGAGATAGATTTAAGAACCCACCAAGCTACCAAACACCTGAATACGAATAAGGAGTAAGATATGTCATTTCGCTCCTTTGATATGCTTAATCTTATTAGAGACTTTGGGGAAACCCTAACTCTGCGTAAGGTTACAACGGCTGGAGATTATAACCCAGCTACAGGTGCCATAGATAACTCAGCTACAACCGACTACAGTATCACAGCTTACCTCTATAATTATAATGCAGGGGTTATAGCTGGAAACGATGAGGTTGTTCGTGGAACTCGTAAGTGCGTTATATCAGCTTTAGGTTTAGCTGCTGTCCCTGACTTTGATGACCTGATTGTAGGCAGTGGTGACACAGTTAAGATCAAGTCAGTTATGTCGTTATTTTCCGCTGGTACTGCCGTAGGCTATATCTGTGACGTAGGGGAGTAGAAACATGAAGGCACAAAATCAGTTTGTCAAAGTTAACGCTTCGTTCTACAAGAAGATGGAACACCTAGAGGACATTGTTGAGGATGCAGTCAAAGAGGAATTGATCTCTATAGCTCAAAGTGCCGTTAGTTTCTCCCCTGTTGATACTGGTGCATATGTAACATCCTTCTCTTTTACTACTGGAGCGGGTCGTCCAAGGGGTAAATCTTCTGACAATAAGCCTAAGAAGCAGAACCCACAACAGAAGATGCAAGAGGGCTTTCAGAACCTCCTCACAGACATCAACAAAATTGACCTAAAGAGTACGGCAAGCGTCCAACTCAGGAATGGCTCACCTCACGCCTCTGATGTAGAGAACGGTGGGCCAACTTGGAGAAGGGCTGGGTATAAAGTTTTTGCACAGGTAAGGAATATCTATGGCTAGTATTCACAACGATATTCGGGCTGCACTTGAGAGCAAGCTATCGACAACATCAGGTCTCCCTTCCATAGCCTATGAGAACGTAGCCTTTGAGCCTACAACAGGCACTAGCTTCATTAAGGTGCAATACCTCCCGACAGTTAACAAACCCGCTGTAAGGGGCTTAAACCCACAGTTGAGATACCAAGGTGTCTTTTCCGTCACAGTCTTCGCCCCCGAAGGTCAAGGCCCAGCTACCGCAGACGACTATACTAACAAAGTGATAGACGCCTTCGCAGCAACTACTGATATCTCATTTACGAATGGTGATACAGAAACAATCATAGTGTCTATTGACTACGCTGAACGTCAGCAAGGGATGATAGATAGTCCTTGGTACTTTGTTCCGATCAACATCGGATGGTACATTTATGCTTAGGGTATGTAAAACCTGCGGGGTAGAAAAGCCACTTGATAGTTTTACTAAGAACTCTAGGTGTAATTATGGGGTCACGCATAAATGCTTAAATTGTTCCGCAGATTATCACTCAGATTACTATCGCAACAACACTGAGCAACGAGCAAAAACTCAAAAGAAGTCTGTTGCTAAACGAAGAGCTGGTGGTAGAGACGTTAATAAACCCTCTAGGGAATACAATAAGAGAAACCCAGAGTACAAGAGATTTTATGCGTCACAAAGAAAAGCCCATGTAAAAAGAGCCACCCCCTCTTGGCTAACCGACTCTCAAAAGGCTCACATCAAAAGAACTTATAAGTTGGCGCAGACAATAAGAGATGCGACAGGTTTAGATTATCATGTAGATCACATCATACCCCTACGCGGGGAGAACGTCTGTGGACTGCATGTACCAGAGAACTTACGGGTTTTACGGGCTGACCTCAACTTATCTAAATCCAACATTTATAAATAACTTTCCACAGGAGAATATAACATGGCCTTTGCACAAGGATCACGTTCCAGTCTATCATTTATAACCGAAGCAACTTTCGGTACAACACCCGCTGGAAGTTTTGCTAACCTTCCCTTCAGCACCCACTCTTTAAACCTAACCAAAGACGTTCTTGCTGGAACTGACATTCAAGCTGACCGTATGGGTAGAGTTAACCGCCAAGGTAACCGTCAGGTAGGGGGAGACATTGTAGTTGACCTTCGTGATGGAGACTTTGATGTACTGCTTGAATCAGCTATGCTTAACACTTGGGCCACTAACGTGCTTAAGGTTGGGGTAACACCAAAGTTTATCTCAGTGGAAGATTACGCTGCTGACATAGATCAAGCTCGTTTGTTTACAGGCTTGTCAGTTTCCACTATGGGTATATCCCTTGCTCCTAACCAGATGGTAACAACTACCTTTGGTATGGTTGGTAAGGACATGACCATAGGTGCCACAGAGAAGACACAGACTGCTGCCTCTGGCGCTGCACCATTTGATGCTTACTCAGGTGACATTTCCATCGGTAACGTAGGTGCAGGTTCTGCGGTAGCTATCGTAACTGCACTAGACTTCACCTTGAACAACTCATATGCACCTACCTTCGTCATTGGCGATGATAGCGCACCCTCACTTGAGTATGGTCGTGCAGACGTTGAAGGCACCCTGACAGCTTACTTCGAGGATGCTTCTCTCATCAACCGTTTCCTCAATGAAACTGAGACTGAGATTGAAGTATCTGTAGACGACCCTACAGGTGCTAACTCCTATACGTTTCAGTTCCCACGAGTAAAAATTAACTCTGCTGACGTTGGTGTCGATGGTCCAACGAGCCGTATGATCTCTATGTCATTCGTAGCCCTATACGACACGACAGAAGAAACTAACCTTAAGATTACACGCCCATCGTGATAACGTAATACCTTAGCTAAGGTAGTGGAGGCCCCTGAGTCGGGTCAGGGGTCTCCACGTTAATCAACCCGACATAACCTCCCCGAAAAGGAACTCCGACATGGACTTAAAAGACCTGACCCCTAATTTAGATGACGTTGTTGTTGAGATCAAGCATCCGACAACAGGAGATGTACTAAAGAATGATGATGACACGAATATGACAATTACTATTCTTGCGCCCCATTCTAAAGAGTACAAGAAGTTCCAACACGAACAGATCAGCAAGCGCCTGAAGAAGGCTCAGAAGAGCAAGTCTCAGGATGTTGACTACTCAGATATTGAAGAAGCTACGCTGGAGGTTCTAGCCAAGACAACTAAGGCTTGGGACATTACATATGGCGGGGAGAAGCCTAAGCTCACTGTCGCTAAAGCTAGAGAGCTCTACGAAGAGGTCTTCTGGATTAGGAACCAGATTGAGGAGGTAGTAACTGACTCTCTGGATTTTATGAAGGTCTGATCTGTGAGCTTGTTGAGTGGTCTAATCACCAGTTTAAACTCAACAGGCCAGATCAGAACGGCACTACAGAACGAGAACATCTTGAACAAGTAGAGAGGCAGACTGGACGTAGAGTAGAAGCATTGGAACCCCCGACACCCTTTCCTGCGCTTATATCTCATGTCTGGTCTGCCTTTATTGCTTTAAGCTCTAGTAGAGGGTCAGGCTTTAGTGGCCCAGCACCAATAACCTTTGAGCAGATTAAAGCGTGGAAAGAACTTACGGAAGCATCTATTGAGCCTTGGGAGATTGAGGCTATCAAGAGAGTAGACCTAGAATATTTAAGGGTGGCAAATGGCTGATATTAAGATCATAGTAGATTCCTCTGAAGTTGCCACCGCAACAAATAGGGTTGATCAGTTAGGCAATTCTGGCAAAGTAGCTAAGAAAGGCATTGATAAAGCTACAAGAGGTATGAACCAGTTCGGAGCTGTTGCTAAAAACGGCGGCAAGAAGATGAATACCTTTAACATGCAGCTACAGCAAGGTGGCTACCAACTTCAGGATTTCGTGGTTCAGCTTCAAAGTGGTACGAGTTTCTTTACAGCATTTGGTCAACAGGGTTCTCAGTTTGCCGGGGTCTTTGGCCCCAAAGGCGCTGTCATTGGTGCTGTTATTGCTATCGGCTCCGCTGTAGGGGGGCTTTTAGTAAATTCTTTGATGGGTGCATCTAAAGAGGTAGGTAACCTAACTGACGCTCTAACTAAATACAAGAGTCTGTCAGATAAAATTGCAGACTCAGATGGTTTGTCTAAAGAGTTTGGAAAATTAGTTGTAGAAGCAAGGTTAATAATAGAGGCACTTAAAGCTATAGAAGGCATTAGCATAAAGAAACAACTCGCTGAACTTGGTGGCATAGGAAAGGTTCTTGAGACCACCAGTAAGCAAATGACGATGGGTGGCTTCCTGAACCTCGTCCCCACTTTCCAAGAGATTACACACCTTTCAGCCAAGACGCTTACTTCTGCACAGGATTTTCTTGGGTTGACTGAAGGCACAGTTGCAGAAATGGCAGTTTACGCTGGTGAGTATGCAAGGGCATTAATGGCTGTTCAATCGGCAGGTACACTTGAGGCTCAGGCTGAAGCCGCTGGCAAACTTAGTAAGTTCCTAAAAGAGCATGTAGAACTTCATGGAGAAGATACAAAGAACCTAGAGCAAATAACTGAGTTACAAGAAGTTCTAATGAGCTTAATGGCAACAACGGCGGCAGAAACTAGAAATACCTCGGATTCCATGAAGCTGGTTTATGAATACTCTGAAAAAGATGAAGCCAAAAAAGATAAAATACTTAAGGCTGTACAGGCTATAAAGAAGAACTTAAATGACAGCCTTATAATAGAAACTAGAAGAATTGAGGTGGCTCAGGCTGGAGTCAATCTGGATGAGGTTAAAGCTAAACACGCAAGAGAAGACTACGAGCTAAAAAAGAAGAGCGAAGGCATATTAGGCAAAAACCTTAAGGAGGCTATGGCAGCTTATGACTTAGCGCAGAAAGTAATAAAGTCTGAAGCTGATAGGGCCGCTGCCAATAAGCAAAGAGGGGCAGAGGAAAAGAAGTTAGCAGTTGAGAACGCAGCCTACGAAAAGAAAGCTAAAGGGGATCAAATAGCAGCGATTAAAGCTGCTAAAGAAGCTAACGATTCTGCTGAAGAGCAAATAAGGCTACAGAATCAAACCATAGCTTTAAAGCAGATAGAAGTAAAGTTTGGAAAAGAGACAGGTTACTACGTTAGGCAGACTGCAAGATTTGAGCGGGAGAACTTAGCACTTAAACTTGAGCAAGCTGGTGTAGATGAAGTTCACATAAAGTCTTTACTTGAAGGCAATATGGTTATCGAAGAAGCTAACAGGCTGCTTAGAGAGCAAGGTGAGATTACTTACAGAATAATGGAGAACAGTGCAGCAGCAACAGCTATGCGTAAGTACGCTGGGCGTAGCACTGTTGGAACCCCACCAAAAGATCCTACAGGAACTACAACACCGTTTGGTAAGTCTCAAGCAGAGATAGACGCAGAAACTATAGCATCCTTCCAAAAGCAACTTGACTTAGAAGATGCACTCTTTGGAAAGACCGAAGCTAGGCAAAAGGTTCTTCAAGCACTTGGGGTAGACCTTGCAGCTAAAGCACCTAAAGATGCCGCCCGAATGGAAGCTCAGATCACCAAGACCAATGAGCTAATTGCTGTTGAGCAAAGACGACAGGCGTTAGTAGATTCAATAACTGGCTCAATAGAAGATGGCTTTATGGCTATGTCTGACGGTACTAAGTCCGTAAGTGACGCCTTCAGGAATATGGCTGCTGAGATTGTCAGAGAACTCTACAAGGTTTACGTCATGCAAGTGGCTATTAAAGCACTTAAGTTGGCTATGGGTATTCCTTTCGCTGACGGTGGTGTCATTAGTGGTGGATCTGAAGTTAAAGCCTACGCTGATGGTGGTATAGTCGGTGGACCTACGACATTCCCTATGGCTGGCGGTAAGACTGGTCTCATGGGAGAAGCTGGCCCTGAAGCTATCATGCCACTTAAGAGAGGTGCTAACGGTAAGCTAGGTGTCCAAGCTGAAGGTGGCAGTGGTGACATATACGTTACCAACAACTACAGTATCTCAGCAAATACATCTGAGGATACTAAGCGCCTTGTTACTCAGACCATTCAACAGGCTCAACCAGCTTTAACTCAAGCTGCTAAAGCATCAATAATGAATGATCGTCGTCGTGGTGGTCAAATGAAGTCAGTCTTCGGTTAAAGGAATAATCAATGGCAATCACCTATCCACTAGCGACACCAACATCTATCGGGATTGAGAGCATTGAGCTTAGGGCTGTTAATGCTGTAGCTGTCTCTCAGTCTCCTTTTACATATAAGCAGCAGACTATCTCACATGGTGGGCAGAAGTGGGAAGCATCAGTTAGTATTCCCTCGGTACATCGTGATAAGGCTGCACAGTGGAAAGCTATGCTAGTTGGACTTAAGGGTCAAACTGGTACGTTCCTCTTAGGTGATCCTGACTATGCTACACCACAGGGTACTGTTAGTTCGTGTGTACTTACGGGTACTGCTGGTTCTGACTCAGCTACTGTCGTTATGACTGGCACACTACTAGCGGGTGACTACATTCAGCTTGGGTCAGGTTCATCAGCTAAACTACATCAGGTACTCTTAGATCAAAGTGGTGATGGTAGCCTAGAGTTATGGCCTTCACTTAGGTCTGACTACACAAGCTCTACTGTAACCTTTAATTCCCCTAAGGGTGTCTTCAGGCTCTCAACTAATGTGACCTCATGGTCGATAAACAATGCGTCAACATATGGCATCTCGTTTGAAGCTGTCGAAGCTGTGATATAAGGAAGTACAATGTCAAGAGTCCTGACACCTCAAACAATAACCGACATTTCTGCTGATACAGTCTACCCGTTCTTTGCCGTTGAGCTATTGTTTGATGGGCTTAACGTATTACGCATGTGGACTGGGCAAGGAACTTTAACTTTGCCTGATGGAACTGAGTGGGTAGGTTTGGGTAATCTACTTAATATATCCTCCGTTGAAGAAACCTCAGAGATGGCTGTTAAAGGAGCAAGTATTACTCTAAGTGGTGTGCCATCTAATACGTTGTCTTTAGCACTCAATCAACAATACCAAGGCCGTGTGTGTAACATATACTTTGGAACTGGGGTTACGACATCCTTAAATCAAATATTCTCGGGTTACATGGATCAGATGAATATTGAAGAGGGTGCTGAGACATCTACCATTGAGCTTATGGTGGAGAACAAACTGATTGACTTGGAGAGGGCTAGAGTTGCTAGGTTCACCTCTGGTTATCAGAAGTCAGTTTACCCCGGTGACCTTGGGCTAGACTTCATTGAAGACCTACAAGATAAGAAAATACCGTGGGGTAGAGCCTCTAATGGTTGATTATAGACAAGAGTTCTTAAGTCAATCTGAAGATGAAGTAACACCACTAGCTATATTAGAGTGGGAAGAATCTGGACACCCAACACAGGAACTCCACATAGATTGGGACTCATACAACAGACTAGAGGATGCGGGACAACTTAAGTTCTTTACCGCTAGAAAAGATGAACTGTTGATTGGGTACTTTGTAGTTATTGTTGTGTCACCTTTGACAACTAAACATGAACTGATGGGTGTCTACGATGCAGTATATGTCCACAAGGACTACAGAAAGTCTACAGTTGGTAAACGGCTATTTAAATTTGTAGAAACCTGCATGAAAGAAGATGGCATATATAGAGTGCTGGCGTCTTCATCTGCAAAAAGCCCCATAGGAAACTTTCTTACTCGCATGGGATACCATGAGGTAGAAACTAAGTACGAGAAGGTATTATAATATGGTTGTCTTTACTGCTATTGGTGCAGGTATTATTGCCTCATCGTTTGGGGTTGCAATAGGTCTTACTGTTGCCTCAAGTGCCTTTCTTGTAGGTCTTGTAACTACTGTAGTCCTTGGTGCAGCCATGAGAGCACTGATGCCTAAGCCTTCCTTTGGTGGTTCTAACCGTGGCTATCAAACTACAGCTATTGGCACAGCACTAGACCACCAGATCATCTATGGTAAGATGCGTGTTGGTGGCGCTCGTATATACGATGAAGCTACAGGTACAAACAATAAGTATCTACACCGTATTATTGCTGTCGCTGGACATGAGATACAAGACTTTGATGAAATCTATATTAACGATGAGATTGTCACACTAGATGGTAGTGGTAACGTAACCTCCCCAAGTAAGTACAATGGTAAGATTCGCATCTTACTACACCTTGGTGCCTCAGATCAGGCAGCAGACACCTTCCTAGTAAGTGAATCTGCACATTGGACAACACAACACAGGCTACGTGGCATTGCTTATATGTACATACGCCTACAGTTTGATGCTGATGCTTTTCCTAACGGTATTCCTGAGATAACCAATGTCATTAGCGGTAAGAAGGTCTATGACCCTCGTACATCCACTACAGCATGGTCAGATAACCCAGCTTTATGCTTGAGGGACTACCTTACATCTTCTTATGGCATAGCTGAAGAGACTGCTAACATAGACGACACCCTAGTTATTGCTGCTGCTAACGTATGTGACCAGACTGACACAGATGCAGGTACAACACGTTATACTTGTAATGGGTCGTTTACTACAGCCTCTACTCCTTACGACATGATTAACTCTATACTTACCTCTATGGATGGTAGCTTGTGGTATGCTCAGGGTAGCTGGAGAATGAAACCAGCCTATTGGACTGCACCTGTATTAGACCTTGACGAAGATGACCTTCGCTCTGGTATCAGCGTATCTACACGTCACTCTCGTAGGAATAACTTTAACACCGTTAAGGGTACATTCCGTGGTGAAGAGAGTAACTGGCAGACGACAGATTACCCAGAGGTAAATAGTGCAGCGTCTATTGCAGCGGATAACGGACAAGTCTCTGTAGCTGATGTTGATCTACCATTTACAGATAACTCTATCGAAGCTAGACGTATCGCCAGAATTTCGCTGGAGAGTAACAGGCAACAGCTTACCATCAACGCAGCCTTTGGTCTTAAGACTTTGCAGTTGCAGGTTGGTGATAACATCAGGTTAACTAACACTAGGTTTGGTTGGACTAACAAAGAATTTCAAGTTATAGCTTGGAGTTTTGGTCTTACTGATGGCCTTGACTTACAGATCAACATGACCTTGAGAGAAACTGCTGAATCTGTATACGATGAAGTTGATGATGGTGTCGTTTACGAAAGAGATAACACAACACTCCTATCACCATTTGATGTTCCCTCAGTAGGTTTAGGGGCTACAACAAGAACTCAGGTTATTCGTGAGAAGCTGACTAACATCATCACCCTCAATGTAACCTCTGGTGCGCCAGAGAGGGTCGACTACGTTGAAGCTGAGTTCAGGCTATCAACCAACACTGACTGGATTACTCTAGGTACAGGGCAGCTTGGTGATTTTGAGGCTATTGACCTAGAAGACGGTGACTATGACTTTAGAGCTAGGGCAATTAATACCTTTGGAATCAAGGGTGCTTGGTCTAATCTTGATGATATTAACGCTTCAGGTTTGCTTGCACCTCCCTCAGATGTCACAGGTTTTGTTGCTGAAGTAAATGGCTCTGTTATTACGCTCGACTGGAACCCAACCCCTGACTTAGACCTTTCGTTTTATCGCATCAGATACTCACCTGATCTTTTAGATGCAACTTGGGCTAACGCAATAACTTATGTGGACAAGGTTCCAAGGCCAGCGTCTAGTGTATCTGTTCCCGCTAGGTCTGGAACTTACCTTGTTAGAGCTTATGATAAATCTGGTATTAGTTCTGAAAACTACACATCAGTAGTTGTCCCTGTAGCTAATATTGAGCCACTAACTAACAGCTTGACCCTAACAGACAGTACAGCGTTCACTGGGACTAAGACGAACACTGCTGTCGTTGGCGCTAAACTTCGCCTCAGTAGCTACTCATCGGCTCCATTGGAGGGTGAGTATCTTTTTAGCAACTATATTCAGACGACAGATAGTTCTGTCAAAAGGTGTCGTGTGTATGTAAGTGGCACTACAGAAAGACATGATAACTCTGCTGGGTTATTTGATGATGCCCCCGGCCTGTTCAATGATGCCCCCGGCCTGTTCGATGACTTGGGTGGTGATGCTCAGTTTGCTGACACAGATGTAATAACATACGTGTCTTTTACGCAAGATAACCCCGCTAGTTCCCCTACTTGGTCAGATTACACCCCGATTAAAATTGCAGATATTAGTGCTAGAGCATTTAGGTTCAAAATAAAGCTGACCTCTACCTCTAACGATGTAACCCCGTCTATTTCTGCGCTAACTGCTTATGTGGAGTATAACTAAATGTCTCAAAATGATCTGGTGATCTCAAACCAAACTTTTCCCCTGACCCGTTCGGATATTAACAGTGCGTTACAAGCACTGGGAAGCACTAACAGTGGGACTACTGAACCTGCTACAACTTATGCTAATATGTTTTGGTATGATACAACAACTCAAATCTTAAAGATCAGGTCTGAGGCTGACGATGCTTGGTCTAGTATAGGGTATGTAGATCAGTCTTCTAACGAATTTAAGATACTAGATGATACGATTGTAGCTACAACTGCTGGTGTTACAGCAGGGTTACTTGGGGATCAAGCGACAGCCACTTGGGAGACTGGCACAGGGACTACTGAGAGCCTTGTTTCGCCAGCTAAGGTTAAAGCCTCTATTCTAGCCAACGCGCCAGCGCAGTCCACCGCCCTTGGTGCTGTTGGGACTTATGCTTTCTTGAGGAACACCGGGGTAAACGTAGTGGAAGGTAGCTCTTATTCGGGATTTTTATACGGCGGTGTAACTCGCTCTGGTGGTAACAACATTTCGCCTACAACAGGTGCGACTGCCTCCGGAACTTGGAGAGCAATGGGTAACACCAACGGCGGCTTCTCTAATGATAAATTTACTGTATTCGTAAGGATTTCTTAAAATGATTATAACAATTACAGAAGTGCGTAACGCACAATCAATGAATGCTGCCAACACTAGCATCGACGTTGAGATTAACCATCCAGACTACGGATGGATACCCTACCTGCTGACTGACTATGACACAGACACAACCATCGACAACGATGAAGTCATGGCTCTAATTGGTACAGACTTCGCAGCCTATGTTGCGCCTACACAGGCTGAGTTGGACACAAAAGCGGCGGCGCAAGTTCGTGCAGATCGTGACCAACTGTTACTTGAAGTCGATGCTGTTGTAAGTAATCCCCTTCGCTGGGCTGACATGGCGGCAGATAAGCAGGTCGAATGGGTTGACTATAGGGTTATGCTCCTTGATATAACCGAGCAATCGGGTTTTCCCTATGATGTAACTTGGCCTACTACACCAGAATAAGGAATAACTAATGTCATACAAACTAGGAACACGTAGCCTACAGAGGCTCTCAGGTGTAAACCCTGACATGGTACAAGTTATGAAACGTGCCATTGAGATTAGCTCAAGGGACTTCACGATCATCGAAGGTATTCGATCTGAGGTTCGTCAACGTGAGTTGTTCAAATCTGGTAAGTCACAAACGATGAAGTCACGACACCTAACAGGGGATGCTATAGACTTAGTACCTTACCCTGTGTCGTGGGAATGGGAAGACTTTTATCCCGTAGCTGATGCAGTTATACAAGCGTGTAAGGATGAAGACATAGCCTTGCGCTGGGGTGGTAACTGGAGGGTAAAAGACCTACGTGAATGGGAAGGAACATCAGAAGAACTTGTAGCAGCTTACGATGGTAAGTTCTACGATCTACCACACTTTGAAATACCAAGGAAATGATTATGGAAGATACTCCGTGGCACCTAAATAAATCAATCCCTCTAACCTTTATACTAGCCATATTGGCTCAGACCATTGCTCTTGTGTGGTTTGTATCCTCACTAAACAGTTCGATTGACAATAACACTAGAGACCTAATGCGCCACGAAGCACGTATCAATACCTTGGAATTGGTAGTACAACAACAAGCTGTAACTATGGGTCGTATTGATGAGAATATAAAGTCCATACGTGTTATGATGGAGCGTAGCTGGGGTGTTGAGTAGTGCTATGCGTACTAGCCTTAGTTTCCTTTAATCACGCTTGGACTAATGATGGTAATCGGTTGTTTCAATACTGCTACTACGATTGTGGACTTACTAAGAACGGTGGTTGGTATGACAAAGTTTATAAAGTTAGCTACAACTATGTTTGTCCTAAGGGGTACTTAGATAATGATTGATCCGATTACAGCTATTTCAGTCGCGGCAAGTGCTGTAAGCAACATAAAGTCCTTAATGCTTGCAGGTCGTGATGCTTCAAGTGCCTTATCTAAGTTTGCGGGGGCTGTGTCAGACGTGAATTATGCGGCAGACAAGGCCAAGAATCCCGGAATATTTGCAACCCTCACTGGCTCGGCTGAACAACAAGCGATTGACGCTTTCTCAGCACACAAGAGAATGCAGGCTCTTCGGAAAGAGGTTGAAATACTTGTGCAGTTTACCTACGGGATGGACGGTCTACAGGAATACAAAGACACGCTTCGTCAAGTGCGCGCCCAAAGAAGGAAGACTACCTATAGAAAGGCGGAACTGAAGCAGGCCCTGATCACTTGGTTTTTTGGTGGGGTAATAGTCCTAGCTGGAATCGCTGGGTTAGGCGTAGTTCTTTATATAATAGGTCAACAACAGGGGAAATGGTAATGACAATACTTGATGACTGGAAAGTCTTACCAAGGTTAATGATGCTGGCAGTCACTATACTGACGTATCAAGCTGTACATTGGTTTATGTCGCTACCTGACCCCAGCGTAGCCCAAAGTGGTCTTGTATCGGTATGTATGGGCGCTCTTACGGGGTGCTTTGGCATATGGATGGGCAAGGAGTCTAAGGCTACGGTAACCCCCACTAGGGTCATACACGAGGAGAAATACAGCAAATGATAGGTCAGATCATAAGTTCTATCGGTGGACTAGCTGCTAGTATAATCGACAGTAAGACACAGCTTAAACTAACAGAAGCTGAGATAAAGAAGAAGCAGCTTACTGGTGAGCTTGACTGGGACATAGCAGCCATACAAGCTACACAGAATAGCTGGAAGGACGAATGGATAACTCTACTCTTCAGTATTCCCCTGATACTAGCCTTCTGTGGTGATTGGGGTAATCAAATAGTACAAGCTGGGTTTACCTCACTTCAGTCCATGCCAACGTGGTATCAATATTCCCTCGGAGGGATAGTGAGTGCCAGCATAGGGATGAGGTCAGTCTCTAAATTCTTCGGTAAGTAAGCACTACAACAAGACACAAAAAAGCCGTAGGTATCCTTGAGTGGACGCCTACGGCTTTTTCTATTTTATACTCTTTTTTTCCATCGTGAGGGCTAACCCCTCGTATAGTATCTCTATGTCACCCTTAACCTTCCCCAGTGTGTACGTCACCCAAGATGATATCAGGATATTGCACAAGAGTAACCCTTCAAACAGTGTCATCATATGCCCTCCTTCATAAATGTCTTAACCCACATTGCTGTGATGTCAGATCTGATGATGTCGTCAACACCAAACTCAATAATTGGAACTGGCAGCATATACTTCTTAGCCAAGTGAATAATCTTTGATAGACCATCAGCTTCTTTAAGATCTGACTGCTGCACATCCCCATTAAGCACGATAGTAGTTCCCTCTCCTACCCTAGTCAGGATCATCTTTAACTCATGGGTAGTTATGTTCTGTGTTTCATCTACAATTATGAAGGCATTATCGAAGCTACGCCCACGCATAAGAGCCAAAGGAGCCATTTCAATGTTGCCATTCTTGATCCCCGTTTCCACTGTACCTTTCCCAAGGTGTTTCTCCAATACATCTAATACAGGTAATGCCCAAGGCATAGTCTTCTCAGTTAAATCACCCTTCAAGAAACCTAAGTCTCTGCCTACAGGTACGTGGGGCCTTGTTATAACGATCTTATCAATCTGCTTTGTCGTGTACAGATCAGCAGCATACGTTGCTGTAACATATGTCTTACCAGTTCCAGCAGGGCCAAGGATAAAGACCTGACGACTACTTTGTAAGGCTTCAATAAGATCCCCTTGCTTAGTTGTCTTAGCGATAAGTCCAGATGTAGCCTTCTTCTCAGCACCCTTGTAGGTAGTCTTGCGTCTAGTACGACTAGGCTTCTCAGGGAAGTCTTCCATTAACGGTCTTCCCCCTCTAGTAACTTTTGAAGCTGTGTACAGCCGCCAATCAGAACACCTGAAGGGTCAAATATCTGAGGGACGGTAGGGTTGCTTGTCTTCTTTAGTAAGGTTAATATCCACCTAGAACTTGGGGAGTGTACGTTGTATTCTACATAAGGCAGTCCCTTACTCTTTAGTATGGCCTTAGCTACATCACAAAAGCTGCATTGGTCACGGGTTATTATGGTGTACATTATATCTCCTAAGGTTATTTAAGCAGTTTAAACACATGCTAAGGTGTTAAGGGCTACACTAGGTCTACAATCTCACAGCTATCCCCAGAACAAGCTAACGTCTGACTTCCTGCCGTATTATCTTCCTGTTCGTAATCTGCAAGCTCCTCCCAGTTTAGGCTTGATGGCATAAGTGACTTGAGCGTGTTGTAGTCCGACTTACCACACTCCTGATATGGTGCCTGTTGATACGTATGTTCGTTGTACGGTAGGAACGACACACCTGACATCTCATCAAAGTGCTTGTACACGAAAGCACCCACTTCAAACCACTCATCAGACCTCACGTTAATTGTCACGGAGGGCTTATGCTCACACCAATTCCTCTGGTAGGCTAACCACATCTCTAGCTGCTCTATGGCAGTCATATCAGCGGTCACTACTGCCTTGTCTGGAGCCTTCTGTGGGAAACTAAACACCACTGTAGTATTAGGCTTCATAACACAAGGTTGGTTTGGTATGCCACGATCCTTTAGGAAGTTCGTCAGCGGGTCTTTAATATCTCCACGCACCGTGCGAATGTAATAAGGGCTGTGACGAGCGTGTATACCACTGCTAGAATCAACAAGTTGGGAGACAGTGCCACTAGGTTTGACACAAGTGATAGCAGTAGCAACAGGGATACTGAGCAACTCAGCCCATTCAGCATTAGTATTGATAGCGACATTTTTAAGATGCTCCAATGTTTTAGCTAACCCATCGTTCTTGATGGTCATTAGCGGATTGTCCATAATACCCGTGAGGCTAACCCCCAACAAGCGTTCTTCTTCTGTATTGTCCTTCCACTCTTTAGAAAGATATGGAAAGTGAGTGTAGGTACTTTGGATAGTACCCAAGATGGTAGCAAGTTTTACCTTACGTTCTAAGTCTTCGATAGTATCGGTAGCACGGATAACGCACTCTGTTAGGTTGCAGAACTGGGAATCACGTAAAATTATTTCGCTGCAAGGATTCGTGCCAAAGTCTTGATCTGCATTACGGCGTCCGTTCTTTGCTGCCTGTACCTTAGCTGCCTGACGGTTAAAGATACCCCGTTCACCACTACCACTTTCCACTAGGGCTTGCCACTCACGCATGAATGAGATGCTGTCTGGCTTCTCAGTGTAGCTTACAGAGTTGTTAGCCAAAGCCCGTTGTGGATCGTTGTCCCACCATGCACCTGACTTAGCGTGACGCATACGATCATCTGACAGGTTACTCAGAGAGATCATGGCTGACCTACGAACACCACCAACCACTACCACCTCACCAATCTTACACATGATGTCGTGACACTCAATAGACGACAGCTTACGACCTGTAGCTACCTTGAACGTGTGGATCACAAAGTTAAACAAGTCGATAAGGGGTGCAGGGCCTGATGCTCTACCACCGAATGTCTTGAGCCTAGCACCAGCAGGACGAACCTTAGACACATCCCATCGGGGAACCTCCCCACTGTACAAAAGTGCAATCAACTGACGTAGTGACTTAGCCCAACCCTCCTTACTGTCTTTAACAACGATTGTTGTCTCACTGCTAAACATCTGGTCTGGAACCTCTGGCAGCTTATTGACGTACTGTCGTTCAACTGAGAACCCTACACCTGTGCCACACAACAAGATAAACATAGCTTGGTCAAAGCTCTTGATATTCTTAACTGCAAGGTAACTGCAGTTGTACATAGCAGTATTGTCACGGAGGGCTGCTGGGCCTGCTGTCATAAGAGAGCGCATAGATGGCATTACGTCCAGAGATAGGATAGCCTCTTCGATCTGCTTAATGTAACTGTTTTCACCAGCCACAGGCTTGACGATATTATCCATGTATCTACTGACAGTCTCTTGCCAAGTCTCACGGCGTCCCTCTTTATCAAGCCAACGTGCGTACCGTGACTTGTGGATGAACGACTGGTAGTCTGTTGGTAGGTGGTTACTGCTCATCGGTTATCCCCTGATCCACTAATCACACCCCGTTTGGCACGATCATTTAGTTTGTCCATGTTAACTTCCATTACCTCTGGTAAGTTACTGTAGAAGTAGTTAGCCAAAGCTGTCGTGTAGAACAGGACGTCACCCAACTCCTTGACGATATCTTTCTGGCTAACCTCCGTGTTGTCACGGAGGTACTTCTTTACCTTCTCAGCTACCTCTCCAGCCTCTCCTACAAGACCTAAGGTATTTTCCACTAGACGGACTTTATCTTCCGCAGTGACCTTACCCTCAACCCAATAAGAATACTCCATTGGTGTCACGTTTACGATGCTAAAGGCATCAATGTCCTCTTGAGTAATCATGCTGTTCTCCCGCAAAATTCTGTTGTTGAATGTGGCTCTTTCATTATGTCGAATAGATACCACGCACAGTTATCTTTTCCCACGCTCTTACTACCCTCTATCCACTTGACCCTGCCTACACTAACAACCTTCTGACAGTACGACATAAGAATAGCTGACTGCTTAGTGTGCATCCAATCTGCATCAAACAGTAACCAAGTTGGACATATCTGCATCCATATCTCTATCATGGGGTGTAATATCTTTCTGTCCCAAGGTGGGTTTGTTATACAGAAATCTATCGCCCCATACTCACCAAAGCTAATGTCAAGAGCATCATGCTTGTATACAAAAGGATGTCTTGGTTCAATATCACAAGCATATAAACACTCCCCATGACCATCAGATAACTTACTGATATGTTCTATTAGTCTCCCGTCTCCCGCACAAGGTTCTGCATAATCAAATGCGTAAGGTAAGTGCGGCATCAGGGGTTCTACAGCTTCTATCGGTGTTGGGTAGTAGTCCCTTGGTACTCTTTCGAAGTCACTACGCTTGCCCATACATTCCCTTCAGTCGGTTAATAGAAATAAACTCTGGATCGTACATCCCGTCCTCCACTTCTCGTTTAACAACTATGCCAGACCACCACTCTTTGTTGGCTTGACCTGCCCAGCTTTCCGCTGCACCTTTGTAGCACCCCGCGACAAGACCAATAACTCCTCTAGGGTGAGAAGAGTCCTTAAACTTAAGGTCACGTTTATGGCTATGACCACAAGTGCTACTATGATGGCGGTGAGCCAGTAACCCATTAGCATGATGCATACCAGACATAGCAGACCCAAAGTTACCACTACTAAAGTAATGAGCATACGAGACCCCATCGTAATCAGCAACCGATGGAGCGGAGTGTTCGTACTCGTGGTATTCGTCGAACCATCGGTCTGTCTGGAGATGCCCGAAAGATATGCCATACTTTGATCCTTCGAGGCGAGGATCGTGTTTAAGAGCTTTTTTAATTCTATTTTCATGGTTACCCTCAAATCCTATGTAAGCTGGACGCTTACGCTTGTGGTGTCTGAACTTCCACCTGATACGTTCTTGTGCATCATTGTAATGCTCAATATCTTGCTCATAACTCTGACTTACGATTGCCTCTGGGTAACGAGTGTCAAATGTATTTAAAGACCGCATATCAGCGCCATCACCCAAATCTACAACATAGTCAGGTTTAAGATCGTACAAGAACTCCCCCAACCAGTTGAAACGCTCATTTCCCACTGAAGGGTCTACGTGAGCGCAACTATAAACCACTACTGTTTTACCCATCTGCTGCCTCCAACTCTAGTTCACTGATAGTTGCCCACAAATGAAACTCCACCTCTTTAAGCTGCTCTTTACTGAGCTTCTTTAATTTAGTTAACAAACTATTTACTTCAACCATTCGTCGGGTATCCTTTTATCTGCGTAGATGAACCCATGCTTATTGCACCACTCACCATATGTTGACTTAGCACCTTTACTTAACTTACCCCTAGAGTTACTAAAGACAAATCTTATGTCTAAGTTAGGGTGTTGCTCCCTGACCTTCAAGTGCTTCTTACGATCATCGCTAACAAACCTCCCCTTGGACTCAACTATAATACCATTAGGTAATATAAAGTCTGGGGTGTAAGTCTTATTCTCAAGTAAAGTCCACTTAATCTTTAACGTCTCATACTTAAAACTTACACCCCGTTCCTTTAAGTCAACGGAGATATCATCCTCAAGCCCCGATCTGTAGCCATTCCTTATTGCGTGTTGCCTACGCTCACTGGTGGTTGCCACAGTTCCTCCTCTTCTCTTCGTAGCCAGAGTAACCTAGCGTTTTCAATGATGCGCTCTGTATCACCGTCATATGCTTTCACACAGGCTTCCCATAAGCTACCCTCTGTGTCACACACTGCTAAAATCTTCTTTGCTTTTACAGGGCCAATGCCACTCAGCCCCTTAATGTTATCAGCAGCGTCACCCGTAAGTATTTGAGTGTAGAAGAACTTAGTCCCCGACCACTCATCTACCTTTGTCCACTCACCCTTATTGAAGTTAAAGTGCCAACAAGGTATTTGCAGCATGTCCTTATCAATAGATGCAACCACACAGTCATAGTTTAACTCCGCAGCAGCCTTAGAGATAAGGTCATCAGCTTCCTCGTTGACACTTATTATAGCCCTATACCTATCAACCATGCGATCTCTTGTTACGCCGAGGTACTTAGGTTTTTCTGCTGACTTCCTATTTCCCTTGTAGGGGTAGGACTTAGCAACATCAAACCTAAAGTTTGTCTTTCCAGTTAGGTATGTCTGATATTCAAACTTAGACGGGAAGGGAAGTTCAATAGTCTCATCTAGTATGTAATTCATAAGACTATCTACCTTATCCTCCGCATCTTTTGGTAAGTCACCTTGGGTAGCAAAGGCTGCACGGTAAGCTATGATATCACCGTCTATAAGAACTTTGCCCCTGCCCATCAAAAGTCCCCAAAGACCATTTTACCATCATCCTTCTCGAAGGCAACATCTTCTACATAGGTAAACCCCCCAGCCCTAGCAGCATCAGCATACGCCTTACCTAGAGCATATAGGTCGTCAACCTCATATCGAACCAATGTTGTGCTTCCCTCGAAACCGTCCTCTTCACTGTCATGCTCAAAAGTAATAGTTAGTTTCATGCGGCATCCACCTTAAACATACTCAACCCTTCCACTGTTGCACTTTCCTCGTAGGCAATATGGTTTGTAATAGCCAAATTATTCAACCTGCGAGAAACCCCCTTGTAAACCTCAAACTCAACATAGGATCGTGTACCGTGACCTAGTTGTCCATCATCTTCGTAGCTCCACAGTCGTTTGTTCTCTTCGCCCTCCGTTAAGTCAACAACACCGGGGAAACCACCAAAGTCTACCTCTTTAAACTCCCCGGTCTTATAGTCTTTGTACTCTCGTACGTCCTTTACTTTACGCTTCAACTGGATGTACTGCCCAATACCAAACTCAGAGTTGCCCACTTTGATTGTGTCAACCTGTTGTCCTGTATTAGGGTTTGTCGCCATACGCTCATAACCAGTTTCCAAGAGTTGTGTAATCTGACCCTCTGAGGTAAAGTAAACATTCACTGCTGTTTGACCCCCACTCTTAGATAATTCACGCAACCACTTCTGATTGGATTCTGGATCACCGTAGTCTGCATTTTCCTTGAATACATTTGCGTACTCAAGAACCATTTCCATTACATAAGTTTTTGTATTTGTGGCCATGTCGGGTACTTCCTTTTCACTGTTTCCGTATAATACTATATACACTTATTTGCGTTTTTCGCAAGCAGTCGTAGGCATTTATTTTAGTCTAGTGAATATCTGCGTAAGTATTGCCAAACTGTACATCTGTTCCTAGTGGTACGTTTAGATTTATCTCACGGTTCACGTTGTTGATCCCCATAGACATGATGTTTTCTGTTTTATCTTCGTCCCCCTCTTTGGTTATAACGATAATCTCATCGTGGAATTGACCGATAGTCTGTAAGCCCATGCCGCGACATTCCTTAACCCAAGTGTCAAAGCAGAACACCCCGGTGCCCTGATTGAGTGTACTGAAGCGGTCCTTCTCACTGCGTAGACTGTACCAAAAACCAGACACAGGGTTCTTTAGCCACATACTTCCAAACAGTTCTCTTGTCCGTAGTGTGCTTGCTACCCTCTCAATGGCCCAGTTACGTGACCAGAAGGCTTCTAGCAGGGCCTTAGCTTCCTTTTGCTTCATACCTGTCTCACGGGACAGCTTGGCTGCTCCTACACCATAAGTGGCACTGTAGTTAACTACCTTGTAATTCTTACGGAGGGCCTTAAGTGAACGCTCCCCAGAATTGTGCTTGTCGATGTCGTCTTGAGTAATGACACCAGCGTGTAGGGCCAAGTCTAAGTGGGGATCAAACCCCTCACGGCTCATCTCCTCCACGTATTCAGGGTCTAGTGGTTTCATATAGTGTCGTTTGGTTGTGTCTTCCAAGGATGTCATGTCAGCACCAGCTAACACATAACCTTCTGGACACGTCAGACACCCACGGATTACATCACCATATGGCTTGTCTACTCCCGGTAGATTTACCAGTGGTCGATAGTGCTTAAACCTAAACGTATTGGTTAGACCTGCAACACCAGCCTGCAGCCAACCATTCTTATGACACTCTAGGAAAGATTTAAGTATGCCAGCCCTATGAGTAAGAACAGTGAGACCGTCAAGAAGATCCACAGCAGGGTCAACCTTTCCAAGGCTTCGGACACTTTGACATAGATCGCTGTTCTTTCGTACTTGTTCAATTTGTCTTTCATCACCAGTCACCTTATCCCTTACGAATTTATATGTACGTGGCTTCCAACCCAGAGAATACAACCACTCTTTAACCTGATCTTTAGAGTTAGGGTTACCACGTTCTTCACCTGTCTTAACCTTAAATTGTGTTGTCGTCACAGACTGCTTGTACTCCTTACACAGGGACACCCACTTCTCCCCGTGTGATGATAGCTCTCCGTCTTTCTTGTGCATGACCTTTGGCTTTGCTGCCATACGCTCAAGGGTACGCTTAGGCATAGCGTCTGCCAGTTGCTCAACCTTCTCCTCTTTCAGTTGTATGATCTCATCGTAGGCTGCTTGAGCTTTAGGTACATCCAATTTCCATTGTAGGGCCTCTTGCTCTTTAGCACAATCTAGCTTGAATGATAGATAATCAATCAAACGATCCTTCTCAACTGGGTCTTGGTACAGCTTATTTAACTTAAGACCTAAGTCACGCCATAGACGGTTGTTGATCTTAACGTCCTCATCGCACCTGTGAGCGTATTCCTCTGGTGTTAGGCTGTCCCAGTCTGTAATCTTAGGCTTAGGTACTCCATAGTCCTCTCCGTAGCCCTCAAGCCCATGCTTCAAGCGGTCATGGTGTAGATACCAAGATAAAGCTAAGGTGTCTATCAAACGAGCCTTTACCTCTATGCCCAGTACCTTTTCTATCGCAGGTATGTCAAAGCGTATGATGTTGTGGCCTACCAGAGTTTCTGTGTTGAGCAACACATAGCGCATCTCGTCATAGTCATGCGTGTGCTTTACTTCACCCATATCATTAGACCAAGACATGACATGAATTTTGGTCAACACATCTAATAGACCATCTGTTTCAATGTCGAATACTGTTGTCATTATTCCTACTTCTCCTCCCAAACTGTTGTTGTTTTGCTAACAGGTTCTACTTTTACCATGTAACTACCCTGTGCCATTTTTCCTTCTACGTCAAAGCCAATCCACCCAACCTTATAAAATTCTCTATCTTCTATGCAGAAAACTATACTGTGTAGGTGTTGGTCCCCTTCATAGTCGATTTCATCCAACTGCTCGGAATGTATCGCTATAAATCTGGGGTCATCATCAAACCCAATGCTTACGTAATCATACTCATCGTAATTTTCCATACCTATACTTCCCTTAATGTAAACGTATCTAAGTTAAATCGCATTGTACCAGCAGCGCCCTCTTCGGAGCATGGTCGGTTCTTCTCAACGCGAAGGTATGTTGTATTTCGTTCCTCTACAGTGTCTGCATCCTTCTCTCGTGATAAGTTAATGATAACAGAGGCCCTTTGACCTAGCATCTTACAATACTTAGGGTCACCATTGTCATTAGTGTGGGCAATAGTAACGATACCTACGTTTAGTTCTGCTGCCAGCTTAGATAAACGGATGGCTAGATCAGCAAGCATTGCCTCTTTGCCCTCATCAGATGAACCTACAACTACATCTTGGATAGGCTCAAAGAATACGAACTTACAGCCGCAGGCTTGACTAAAGTATCTGATCTGGTCGCATAGCTCCTCTGCACCTTGTCCATCACCCATGAAGAATTGATAGTAAAGTTCACCCTTGGTTAGCGTATGGATAGCAGCAATAACCTTATCATTAGCTCCCTTATCCTCAATCAAATCCCTGCGTGTAAGGTTGTCATTACACTCGTATGACACAAGACCTAACAGAGACCTTAGCTTTGTTTCTTCTACGTGCATTGCTGCAATAGGGATGCCACGTTTAATCATGTTATATTCTAAGTATCGCATGACCTCAGTTTTACCTATCCCAGTAGGGGCCTTAATCAACGTGTAGTGGGCTTGCATCAGACCCAATATCTTATCATCTAATGCTTGGATACCCGTAGGTACATACTCATGTTCTGGTGCATCACGATACAGTGACAAGAAGTCGTCAGTTGTATTCATTACATTCTCAGGAGTGTACTTACGTGCAGCCCACCAAGCCTGCTTAAACTCTGCTCCCTTGCCAGCCTGCAAGAACTCATTGGCATCCTTGTATGGGTGATGGTTTACCCGGTAGACCTTATTAGGAAACAGCTTAGACACACGATCAGCTAGGGCATTACCTGCATCATCATCATCTACAGATAGGATAATCTTATCGAAGCTGCTTAACCACTCAGCACAGTTCTCCCAGAGCTTCTTAGATGGCGAAGCAGAGGGTAGAGACACAACAGGGTTAGTGTAGCTTCCCTTAAGTATTTGTGCCACTGAGAGAGCGTCTAGTTCCCCCTCAGTGATCGTTACCATCTTGGAACTACCAGCAGTAAACAGGTTCATGCCAAACAGTTCATCACCCTTGAAGTTAGACTTAGCGTAGAACCCTTTTTTATCTAGGGTACGAACTTTAATTCCCCCGCTGGGGTACATATACTCCTGACGATCACCATAGGTTAGTACGCCATAGTCCTCCATCGTCTTGCTGTTGATGCTACGCATGTTGGTGTAAGACCCTGAGCCTACATCTTCGATCAGCTTAGGGGTAAAGTTAATTGCTGACATATTGTATTCCTTATTTCCACTGACGGGGTACTTTTCACTGGACCAATCAAACTGCTCTCTTCTTGATGGGTATCCGCTGTCACAAGACTTGCAGTGTCCTGTGTGTTTCTCATCGTTCCAGCAAAATGCGTCAGAAGAGCCACAAGAAGGGAATGGGCAGGGTAGTCTTCCATGTTCAGACATGTGGCTCTCCTTTGATTTACTGGTTACCAAATAATTTTTGGTTGGCGTAGTCTTGTAAGTTATCCATGCGGTATACTTGACCACGACCACGGTTTCGACAACCAGAGATGTGCACCATAAAGTATTTTGGATCATTATCTAGCATCCAGTCAACTGTCCTCTGACAATCATCTGGGCCGTAGTGGTATTCCCAAGACCCAAAAGATTCTTTTTTATCGGACTTCTCTACCCTTGCTTGAGAGTTGATGTTACCATCCACCCGATTTTCACCCTTATCTAAAAGTTCTGCACAAGCCATTACGTTTTCTTCCCTTATGAAGGGATAGGGGTTAGCCAGCTTACGATTTGCAGTTTTATTGAGGCCCCTGATTGCGTTAACAGCATAGCCAAAAAGGTCGATGTTTGGTTCTTGATTTTTCATAGTGTTTTTCCTCAGTTCATTTTTGATGTGTCAGGTTTAACTACAAGCAAACTTTGTATCTCAGACATATGTTCACCAATAGCATTATACAGTGCGATAAGACCCGCTGCGTTGTAAGATTGAGAATGTTTACCATCCCCATTTTCAAGTATGTGCATGATAGACCTTGCCATACCCTTGTCACCTTCTTGTAAGTGTAAGTCTCTGGCTGTAGAAACCAAAGCACCTGCTGCAACATTACTATCCCAATTAGATCCCCCAATACGCATAAGCTCATCTAGGTTTACTGCCTTTGGCTTTGGTGCATTGGTCTTCTTAGGTAACCCTTTACGTTTTCTCCTCTCTTTATCTGCTGCATTAAGTGTCATGTTACCCTTACTAACTTCATCCGCTAGGTCAGGTGCATCACGTTTGATTGCCTTTGCTGTCTTTACGGCAGTTGTACCTACGTTAAGATGATCCGCAGAATCTTTGGTGGACTTATCAAAGGACGAATTCGTCTCTTGATCCGACTTTCTGTCCCCTCCGTGCCTAATAGTAGCTAAAGCAGCCGCAGTCATAGCCCTTTGACCAGTGGTCAGATGCCTACGCATAAGATTAGCTGCAACAACACGATCCAGAACTACATTGAACGGCATATCATCTGGTAGATTCTCATAATCAGGCTTAACACCAGCCTTCAAACATGCCTTGTGCCTATGTCGACCATCTACGATCCAGCCTTGCCACATTAGTATTGGCTCAAACAATCCATACTGCTTAATACTACCAACAAGGCCATCAAACTCCTGCGTATTTTCAAACGAGACAAACACTGTTGATAGTTCGTGATATTCAGGCTCCTTATCAACATCTGTGAGTTTTGGTTGACGACCACTGGTATCTACACCTAACCACTTTCCAGTGTCCTCTAAAACTTCCATACTTAAGTATCCTTTCTATTATTATTCCTGCTAGGTTGATCTGTTAGTAAATACTTTAGTAACACTTTCCTAAAGGGTACATCTTACTATACACACTTATTAGAAAAACCCGCAAGTCACGAATTGTTACAGCTTAGACATTTTAAGAAGTGCTGCCGTTTCTATTAATGAGATAGATTGACGACTAACACCATAAAAATAAGCTACATCATCCTGAGTCATATCATCAAAGTAACGCATTTGTATCACCTCCTTTTCCCTATGATTTAACTTTGCCATGCCTTTGCCAAGGTAATCTTTATGCTCATACCTTTCCGTACAGTCCTGAACAGCTACCATAAAGTCCCCATTAAACTCTACAGCAGAAGAAGACAAAGCATCGAACAGAGCCTTCTTTCCCCTATCGCTGTACGTTTGATTATTCCAGTCTTTACCCATTGCTAGTTGAGTAGCCATGTCAGAAGCTGGAACCGTAACAGCCTTGTTCTTTATGTTGATGTATCCGTGCATAGCCTTGTTCGCCCTCCTGTACAGGCTTGCAGGATATTCATCTGGATTAACCGCTAACCTTTCATATATTGCCAACATACCCTCTGATATTAAGTCGTCTCTCATGTCAACACGGTTGTACTTGTAGGCCAACCTTACGCACATCTTCTTGATCTCAAGCCCAGTTAAGCTCATATTCTATCTCCAAATCATTTAACTCTCGTTGCCTTGTGCGTATCAGGTAGATTGCTTCCTCTAACGGTACGTCAGGTGATTTCTCCAGTGCCTTGATTAGTTTCTGTAGCTCTTCTTTATTCATAACTTATCCTTTCCCTCAAGTTGATTTATACGCATCTGTGCATACCGTATGACCTTTTCTAGGTCTGTTATCTCACTTTGAACTTCACTCATTCCCTCGTAGGGCTTGTAACCTGCACGACTGGCATACTTGATAATGTTACCACGCCAGAACTCAAACCCGTTCATCATAATGTATGTGATAGGTTCTATTTTCCATCGGGCGTAGTGTTGTGGTTCGTTCACAATATCTTCTGCGTGATCTCTCATTGGTTTTCTCCACTTGTTAACTTGATCTCTAAACACAGATCGTTTTCGCTCTTCTTCACTCATGCGTCTAATCATTCTTTTTGCACCCTGATTTTATAACAGTCTCATACTTAAAGAACAACTGCTCAAACTTCCACTGGTACACCTGCTGCATACCCATCAAAGCATTCATCAGTTCATCATGTGTAGGCTCACGTTCACCGTCACCTATCTGTTTGAACACTGTCTCAATGTCACTACAGACTGACCAACAGTCCATTATGTGCGGTTCTATGTCACGTAGTTTAGCCATTACACAACTCCTCATAATCTTTATTCCAATCCACTTCAGTGAAAAAGACCTCATACATAACCACAGGGTCAGTCAGACCCCTCTTGTACAGCTTGTTACAGGCCATCACAGCCTCCATGCGGTCTTTATAGTAGCCGTAATGCCCATTGTAGTCTGTAACTTGATACCTTACCTCTTTACTCATCTTCGTTCTCCTTCTCCTCAAACCCATAGAAGTTCATCACACGGGTAATTGCTATTACATCACCTGATAAGTCCGCATAGTCTTGCTTCTGCCACTCTGACAACTTCTCCATGTTCTCCAGACGTGCAATCTCTTCAAGATACATGTCCCGTGTACCCTTGAGACGTACCTTAACGACAGCATCTGCAAAGTCATACATCGTGTCGCTACCTTCAAGCTCTTTGTAGATTTCACTCAGCATCTTTTAGTTTCCCCTTTAATGTAATCCTCACAAGCCCATGAGTAGTCACTCATAGCGATAGGTGCATTGTCTGGATCGTGGTCCCACCAAAGGCGAGAGCCTTCACGTTCAGCCTCACCGAAGTGGCGGGTGCAGGCTGTGTTGGTGCAGTCTGACGCACAGAAGGTTTTATCTTTATAGCATAGTGCCATTGGTTATTCTCCTTTAGCCATGTTAGTCATTCTGTTTATCCTCTGCAATCTTATTGAGCATATCAAAAGCCTCACCTACACTGATTTCTGCTACAGCACACATCAACACTAGCCTGATACCATCTTCTACAAACATC